GTTTTTCTACCGCTAACGCGGTTCAGCTGGTTAACCCAGTTGAAAAAGGTGGGCACGTTCGAAAGAACATGTTCCGGCCGAAGGACCGGTCCCCTTAATTTTGAGACGAAACTATGACTACAGGTTCATACACAGAAGGTTCGCCGCACTATCCGTCACGTCTGTACAGATATAAATATTGGTCTGGAACAGACGGTAGAGAGCAGTGCAACAACTATACTTGCTCTTGGATGAGTCTTATTCAGGAAGCAGGCGAATTTGTGTACGCGCCCGGATACGCCCCTTCACCTTACCAGGTGAGCGGAGACGATCCAGGGCCGAATCTGTGGGACGATAACGATGACCTCAAATTGCTGTCTCGTTTAACGGATCGAGTACGACTCCATGAGTTCAACCTTGGAGTCTTCGCATCTCAGAGCCATCAGCTTGTCCGTCAGACCTTATCGACTCTCCGCGCCGTGACGCAAGGCGTGGTGTCAATCCATCGAGGAGACTTTCTTGGCGCTGTGAAGGCTGTCGGTTTCGTACCGGGCCAACGCAACGCTCATCGCCTTAAGTATCATTTGGACCGCGATGATATCTCTGGAGCTTGGCTAGCCATGCAATATGGCTATGTCCCTGCCCTGGCTGATATCTATAGCGCGGCTAAGGCGTTTGAAAATCTCACTTACAAGCCTCGTAAATCGAGGGTCGTGGTTTCTGGTCGCAAGACCTGGGTTCACGACGGGTCACAAGCCCCTAGTCAGTACTCGATGAACGGGATCCGCACGTATAGGAAACAATATATAGTGGATCTCTTGGAGGAACTGGATATAGCAAGAGGGTTAGGTCTTATGGACTTGGCCCCCATCGCTCATGAATTACTACCATGGAGCTTCGTCGTCGATTGGTTTGTTCCCATCGGCGACTATCTCGATATCCTATCGGTCATTCCTCACATTAAAGCCAACGTTTGTATTAGCACTTCTGATAAATTCCAATCCACTCTAGGAGCAATCCTAGATGACAGAATTGTCGCTCCAGGTTTCCAAAGCCTGAAGAAAGGATCGTTTAGCAGATCATGTTCGGCCACTATTCCGATACCCAAGCCAGTATTTCGGCAGGGGTTACGAGGTGTCCGGATTGCTAATGCTGTCGCTCTTGCCCATCAAAGTATCGAAAAGGCAGTTCGCGATTACTCACGTAAACGTTAACTCATCCGTATATACGGTCTCTAACAAGCCTGTATTCAGGCACTCTAAGATACGGCTTATCACCGTAGAGAGTTACATGGAGTTATACCATGGCTGATATGTCCAACATCCTTGTTCAGGATGACACAGACACTACTGTCACTTTTCTGCCGGTTTCAAACGCCAACCAGAACCTCGTCTGGCGTGCGAATCTCATCGGCGTTCCTATCGACGGCCAGGCTCGCCTGACTGCCACTTGGGAAAAACTGAAAAGTGGTGATTACCGTCTGTCTGCAAAGCTCGAAGTCCCCGTCTTGGAGACCATCGGCTCTGCTGCTGCTACTGGTTACGTAGCCGCTGCGAAAGTAGCGTACGTTATGGTTGGCATCTTTACAATGTTTGCGCCGGCCCGCAGTTCTTCCGCGGATCGTGCGAACATCTACCGGATGATGACCCACCTGATGATGGGTGCCAGTAGTACCGTTGACACGGGTATTGACGCTCGAGCAGCTGCCACTGGCAGCTTCTCAGGTGTCGAAGCGGCGAAAGTTCTGCCGTACTCGTTCATCAACGTCGTCATGCCGAATTAATTATCGGCGTTTTCTTAATCCTTTCTAGTAGAGGTTGAAATGAGAATAACTCTCAGACCGCAGTGGGACCAAAAGTTTTCCTATGACGAATCAATCAAGATTCTTACGGACTTCGCCTGGTCGCACGTTAAAGAAGCTGGCCCTTTTACCGATATCCTTAGTAATTTCATTAGGCGTCGGGATTGGGCTGGCTTGTGCGCTTTTGAGCTACCTTACACCTACGATGACAATCCCTTGCATCTTATCCACGCTAGGCAAGCTTTAGGCTTCTTTACGAAGTTTGAGCCACTTAGATTGGGTTTGAGTAAAGAGGAAGTTGCGTGGGGGAGGTTTCAAGAATCGGAATCGAGTTGCGCGGTCACGAACAGTTATTTCCGGCGTCTTCGTGACGGTGCATATATGCACCCAGCTGTTCACTCCATACTTCATGGAGCGCAGCGGAAAATCACGCAGATACTGGGGAAACTCCCTTCGTGGTCTGATTTGCAATTTGATTTCGGCCCAGGATCAAACACGGGCGTAAAACCCTCAGCTTCTTCACCCAGATTCAAATTGGGATCGAGGCTCGAGTGTAGTGCGAACTTATTACCGAGTGCATCTGCACTCCTTAGCCAAGTTCCTGAGTGGGCGATGTTACATGCCTCTCATGAGGAGCTTGGGCGGCTCATGGTGGACGTTGCTATAGTCCCCGGCAAGCTGCAGTTCGTTCCTAAAAATGCCAAGACCTATCGATCCATTGTGGTCGAACCTATCCTCAATACCTTTGCCCAGAAAGGCGTCGGTACGTATTTAAAGGGTAGGCTGGCATTATCCGGCGTCAAGACTGATGATCAACAGCGAAACCAAAGGTTAGCCCGTCAGGGCTCGATCTCGGGATCGCTTGCGACCATCGATCTTTCGATGGCTTCCGATACTATCTCGAAAGAGTTAGTTGCAAATCTCCTACCTTTAGATTGGTTTACCTTTCTTTCCCAGTTTCGGACTGGGTCGGTAGAGTACCAAGGTCAGGTGCTCAACCTGGAAAAATTCTCCTCTATGGGGAACGCTTTCACGTTTGAGTTGGAAACACTCATATTCTACGCACTTGCGTGGAGTACGTGTGACTACCTTAACCTGCCAACAGGCTGGACGGCGGCATACGGGGACGACCTAGTCGTTCCCACAGAGGCTGTGTCCCTTCTTAGTTGGGTCCTCAATATGTGCGGTTTCTCTGTTAACACAGAGAAATAGTTTTCTTCAGGGCCTTTCCGTGAATCCTGTGGTGCTGATTACTGGAT